GGATTAACTAAAGATTGGTGACCTAAAAAGCTTTTTGTTCCTTAAAGAATTTGTTGATAATATCAATAAATTCGTTAAGAAATTTGCCCTAAAGAGACCTATTCCTACTTTCAGTATTCATTACTGATTAAGAAGGTGTTGATTTCTTCTGTAGATCATACAAACATGCATGGGATAATGACTTAAAACCTATTAAATCTAAATCTAATGGTGTTTTAAGCTTTGTTAAAGATCCTGAAGCTAAATTAAGAATAATAGCCATTTCTGACTATTATACTCAATTATATTTAAAACCAATTCATAATATTATTTTAAAAATATTGAAGAATTCGGAATTAAATAAATGCGACAGAACCTTTACTCAAGATCCGTGACATGGTTGGGATGACAACGAGCATAGCTTTTGATCCTTAGATCTGTTTACTGCTATTGATAGATTTCCTATTGAATTACAACGTAGACTATTAGTCAGAATCTTCAATGAAGATTTTGCTCATAGATGACGTTATATTCTCCAATAGACAATTTGTCACACCAGTAGGCATGCTGATAAAGTATACAGCAGACCAACCAATGGGAACTTACTCTTCTTGAGCTGTTTTCACTTTAACACATCATTTATTAGTGCACTATTGTGCATTCCTAAATGGTATTGATAATTTTAACCAATATATATTGTTAGGTGATGATATCGTTAACGATAAAGTCGCCGAAACATATGTACGGGTTTTAACATCAATGGGTGTTGAAGTGTCTTTGAACAAAACACATGTATCTAAAGATACATATGAATTTGCTAAAAGATGAATAAAACCGTTTTAGAAGAAAGAGATTACTGGTATTCCTTTAAAGGGAATAATCAATAATTTTAAAAAAACCTTTTATAGTATTTTAATTTTATATGATTATTTCAAAACAAAGGGTAACCTCTATCTTATTAAATTTTCTTTGGTTGATTTGTTACGTGAACTTTATTATAAATTTCCTTTTACTAAATTCATCAAACGTAAGAAAATTACGACAATGATGAATATAAGTAGAAAGAAATTTATAATGGTCAAAGCTCTATCTCTGTCATTGGACATTGACTTTGGTTACTTTAGTTATGATAAGTTAAGAAACTTATTTACAACTTTAGTAAACAATGACGAATATCCTATACCTGGTGATAAGGTAGCTCTTTTAGAATATAAAAGAATCTTATCACAAGGAATGGCAGAAATAGTTAGAGGTATCAATAATAGAATTATCTCAAATCCAAAATTACTGTTAAGTAAGTTTGAGGTTGAGGATAAAAATCTATTAAATGATAATCCTGTGTTCGTTGCCATAGCCTATACCATTCGCAGGTCATGAGAGACCATGCAGTCTTGAGATTTATCAGACAGTGTTATTTTACATAACGCTGCTCATGAAATTCAAGACCTTAACATTGATTCTATATTTAATAAGGATCGAAACAAGATCCAATCATTATTAACTATAGGAAAAATGGTAAGAAATGGTTTCAACATTCTTAATG